CAAGTTTTTATAATATGTTGTCATCTTGCAAGGAGATAGCTAATGTTATGTTTGATTCTTTAATGAATGCATTGATGTCTCTTTTTGGCATGGAGTATACGAGAACTTTCAACGCTACAACTGCTATTCTGTATTATTTAATTTGGAAGAATACTGACAATCAAGTGCTTAGATATATGATAATGATTGATATGTTGACTGAAATTGGTGTTGTAGACGTTGCTATATCAACTTTGAGATCTGTTGGTAGATTAATATCAAACATCTGGGGAAGTATTGTTCAAGTTAATGATATTAGTGATGCTGACTTTGGTGAAGTTTTGAAAATGATGAAGACTGAGGAAAGAATATCTATGCAAAATGCTGAAGAAAAGCTAGGAAATGTTGAAAATCCTGATTTGACACATGAAGATATATCCATCTTTGATAAAATTGCAGCTATTTTGACTAGTAACAATACTTTTATTATAGGAAGCATTGTAGCTATTATTGGAATGGCTTTCAAAGTTAAGTTGCCAGATAATTATGATTTCAGTATAATTGGAAGATCAGTTACTGAAACAATGCGCAATCTTTCTATTCTTGGTGGAGGTTTGCTTGCAGTTCCAAAAATATTTCAGTTTTTAATATCAGCTGTCAAGTGGATTATTGATTTTATAAAAAGTAAAGTTTGTAAAGATCATAAGACGAAATTGGAGATTAATCAAATGGCAGAGAGTTGGCTTTCAAAAGCCTCTGTTTTTGTTCCTGATAGTGTTCTAAGGTTGTTACCTAAAAGTCCTGAACTTTGTCTAACTTTTGTAAAACTTGAATTAGAGCTTGTAGAATTGTTGAAACATACTATGCGCATGGAGAGAGATCTTAGAATAACATTTGATAAGATCTCAAGAATTTTTATTTCACGTACAGAACGAGTTAATCTTGCTTTAACATCAATGTTTCCACATGACGAAATATTTCATGTGCAATTTTATTCAGCTCCTGGATTGGGTAAAACAGATCTGGCTCATTCTGTTATTACTGAGTTAGTAGCAGCGAATACCTCACATGAAATTGATCGTGCTTATACGATAGGAGGTAAAATAACAAATGCTGCTATTACAAATGCTATTCTTCGTGGAACAACTAAGCAATCTTATTATAGTATGAATGAAAATTTGAATTATATGGATGGTTATCTAGGTCAACCAGTCTTGTATGCTGATGATGTGAATATGTTTAAAACTATGGATCCTGAAAATGTTATCAAGTATATTTATATACTTTCAGGAAATACTATGATAGCTAATATGGCTGACTTGTCCGAGAAAGGAAGACCTATTGATAGTAAAATTTTTGTTAGTAATACTAATGTTCCTTTTCCGAAACCTGATGGAATGTATCAACCAGAAGCTCTATGGCGCAGAAGAATGTTGGTTCGAGTAAAACCGAAGCCTGAATTGCAACAACTGTTAGTTACTGCGCAAGAGTCTACTCATAATACAATTATTGGTAAGTTCTGTATAGAAAATGGACTTAATAGAACTAAAAGTGAACATTTAATTTTTGATATTTTAAATCCTACTAATGAGACGGAAAAGCCAATAGGTGTTTATGTTGGAGACAAAATAATACATTTGCAGAATCTTTCCATAACACAACTTAAAGCTTATATTTCGCAAGCTATGTGTAACCATTTTGCTACTGAATGGAATAGAAGTGCAGAAAAAGATCCTGTTATGACGAAGCTTAAGACTTATTATAGTGTTATTAGAGATCAGGTTAAGGATGTTGAAGAAACTAATTTACTTACTCAGAGTGAAAAAGTCTTAAATGCTTATTATGGAGAGTATATTCAGAAAAACATAGAAAAATGTAAAGAAAAACATCCAGAATTAAAAGAACAATATACTGAGTTGTCCAAACGCTATGCTGTTCAAAAGCAAGCTGAAATTCAGTTTTATAAGGATTATAATACTCCTGTAACTAGAGAAGATATTAAACTTTTGATTGGAGCTGTGGAATGTTCTGGAGAAGCTCGGCTTTGCAATTTTAAGCTTGTTAAAACTGAGGGAAGTTTTAATTACTACTTGGCACCATGTACAACTCCGCGCCCTTATACTCATGGTGAGATTGATTGGAATAGAGTTAAGAAAAGAAAAGCTACAACTGAAGGCATAGTTAGGCATATGTATTGCTATAAGGCTGACAGAGAGTTGGATGTTGGTATGGAAGCCTTAGTGGTTGCAGCTTTGCTTGAATTGGATGCTATTACACCATGTCATCAAGAAAATTGGCTGGCCAAACAAAAACGTCGTTTTAATAAAGAACCTATATTGAGAAATTATAAAGAAGAACTCAAATGTGCTCTGACAGGTTTAGCGCACGTGCTAAATTCTACGCGTAAGCTTATTACTAAATTTGTTTTAGAGTATGTTGGCAAACCACTCTTGATTGGTGTTATGTCTATGATAGGCATGGTAGGATTGTTCTTCAGTGCAAGTATGATAGGACAGCTTTTTGCTCCAACTCCAACAGCTTATAATGCGAGGCCCGTAAAAACAGTAATTCCAGGTGTACGAAAACCAGGTGAAATGTCAGCAAATACATCGGAATATAAAAATCTTTGTCGTTCAGAATTTAAAGTTTATACGCAAGAAACCAATTTCACTATTTTGGCTTATACTGGCAATGTTTTTATTTGCAACAAACATTCTTTTGATAATATCACTTTTCCTGCTCACTTGAAAATTGCAGATCCTTCTGTTACAAGTACTATGACTGAGTGCATATTAATGAAACACCAATTTGTTATTGTTCCAAATTGCGATGTGGCACTAATTGTTCTTCCAGAGTTTAGACCAACTAAATCTTTGAGAGATAAATGGATTACTGAAGCTGAATTAGTTGATGATATGATAAATCTAAGAATGTTGGATGGAACAGTAATATCCATCCGTGAGCGAACAATGGAATTTTCATCTAAAGCATCATCTGATAGAGATTTTTTGATACAAGGACCAACTCAGCTCTATCGTCCAACTAATCCTGAAGCTAGAGGACAACATAATAGTAGAGTTTTAGCAATGAAAGCTCAGATACAGCGTGGAGACTCAGGGTCTATGGTTATACATCATAGTTCACATCTTCCATCTAGAATAGTTGGACTTATACATCAAAGTATTCAGTTACAAGGAGAAGCTTTTGTTGCAGTAGTGTCTAGAGAAGAATTGGATAAAGCTATGAAACAAGTTCAGTTTAGAGACAAAATTTCTGTGAATTTAAGTGAGTTTGAAGAAGTTTCAGATCATCCGTACTTACCCGTTTTTCAACATAATCAATGCATTAAAGTTTCACCTTTCCCTAACCAGGCAATTTCACGAGCTTGTGAGTTTAAAAAGACTCCGTTGTTTGGTGTTTTTCCATCTGAAGTAGAACCTGCAATTCAATCTGTTAATGATCCACGTATTCGACCTGGTAGTAGGCATTTTCTTGAAGTCTCGTTGAATAAAGCAGCTGGTATTAAGAAAGCAAAGTTTACAGTCGAACAAAGAAAGTTTGGACTTTCGTATTTGACAGCAATTTATAATACGTATCATCCTGATCTGTGCAATGCTAGAGTTTTATCAACTTCTCAAGCTATAATAGGTTTGCCAATGAAAGGCTATACCAGTATTGATGTTACAACTTGTGCTGGATTACCTGAAAAGTTAGAAAAAGGTGTGGTTGGAAAGACTCCTATGATTAAGTTTAATGCTGAAGAGAATTGTTGGCAGATTCAAAATGTAGTTTATCAAGGAGTTGAATTTTTTGAAGAAATGTATATTGCAGGTAAAGTCCCTCAAAATTTTAAGCTTGAATTCAGAAAACAAGAACTTGTACCACACAGTAAGATTGAAAATCCCAAAACTCGAACTGTAGGCCAAGGAAATTACAAACATCAGATAATATACATGAAATTATTTAAAGATTTTCATGTTATTGTTAAAAACACCTGGAATGAAGGAAGAACTTCACCTTTTGCTCTAGGTATTGATCCTGAAAGACATTGGCATCAAGTTGCAGAACATCTTGTTTATACCGATTATGTTATTGATTTTGATGTGAAAGCATGGGAAGAAAAAGTAGATCAGAATCTTCTGTATATGTCAACTGAAGTAAAGCTGAAAATTCTTAAGAATGCAATGTTGTCTCAAGGATTACCATGGTCAGAAGATTATGAGAAAATTGCTTATGCGTTGGTAGTAGATTACATTCACGCTGATGTTGTATTTGAAGACCTGGTGTATGAGAAAAGTTCAGGGTTGCTCTCTGGGCACCCGGGGACCTTCATGGAAAATTCAGAAGATCATGAAATTATTTTTGGTATTGTTTGTTATAATATTCTGAAAAAGACAGCTCCACAATATGCTACTATCCAATTTATTATCGAGCATTGTAGGTCTATTAAAGCAGCAGATGACATATTAGTTGCAATTTCACCTTTAGCAAGAAAATTTGTTAATGCTGATAGCATTGTGGCTGAGTATAAAGCGATAGGTTATGATTTGACAGCTCCAGATAAATCTTTAAACATCACACCAAAAACAATACATGAAGTTCAGTTCCTCAAAAACGGCTTTCTAGAGAGAGACGGTCATTTTTACGTTTATCCGAATCAATCCCAAATTTATCAATTGCTTAATTGGGTGAGATTAGGAACAAAATTGTCACCAGAGGAACAATTAAGAACCAACTTTGGTACTGCTATGCGGTTTGCATACTGGAGGGGGGAAGAAGAATATGAAGAAATAAGAACTAAGTTGAACACATTATGTGCTCGTAATAAGATACGCTTTGTTTGGAATTCGACTTATGATGATATGACATCAATAATTGTCAGATACATTGAAGATGAAGAAAATGCATATTATTCTTTGAGAGATTATGAACGATTGGACTTGTAATCTTTTTAATATTTTCGTTCAATCAAATTAATTAGTAGGCAGTTTTTAAAATTTGCAATTATGTATTCTATGTATGCGCATTTTAAACTTTTCTGCGCTCCCACTAATTGAAAAACTGCATCATCAAGAAATGTATGGGAGAGCATTTCTGACTTGTAAAAATAAAAAGAATTTTAAAAGTAATATTTTTGAGTTTTCCCGTCCGGAGTATAAGTACTTTTTTTGTTTAATATTATGTCACTCTCTTGTTAATTAAATTCAATTTATTTTTGTTAAAAATTAAGATTTCTCCTTTGTAATTTTTAGAATTAAGATTTCTCCAAAAGATTATTCTGGTTATAAAGAGGAAAATTCTTTTGAAAACTCTAATAACCCAATCAAACATATTTAACCACTCTAACCATGAATGTGTAAGTTGATATAAAAACCAAGATATGCGCTCGAGATTTACGAATTTGGGGGACAACCTTCTTGATCGAGATACCGTTTTTATTGCTTATATATTCTATATTTATATTAAAATGTCCAGATAATAACATTTTTTGTTTGAGTAGTTTTGAATTTTTGTTGATTTTTGTTATTTTTGATTTTCGCGATTTTATTTTTTAGTGAGCTTCAATTTCTAAGTATTTTAGAATCTCAGAAACTGAAACTCACTAAATATTAATTTTTAATTTAAGTTTAG